GTATTCCGGGGATCCGTTTAGTCTAAAAGTAGGGAAACTTGTTCCGTACATGGAGCCTGAATTCTTCCGTAAGGGATCCGGTACTTGGGGAGGTTCTCCAACATATGGTTGATATAAAACTGAGCGTCGCCGTCGTGCACGTTCCGAACGTCGATCCTGACAGGGATGCGCTAGTCCGTCGGCTGGTACGCCAGTTCCCTCGGGTGCAGGTCGTGCGAGATCTCGACCGTGCAGGGTGTTGGCCCACTAGCCTGCGGGCTGTCCGATCGATAGCTCCCGGATCTACGCATCACATGGTGGTGCACGATCATGCTCTAATCCCAAACGCCGATGCGCTTATGAAAGTGATCGAGGCGAAGCCCGAGTCGTGGATCTCGCCGTATTGCCCTCGCAAGGAAATGCGGACGATTAGCGGGTCATGGGCGAGGATTCAAGGCACTTGGGGCACGGCGTCGATCGCTCCGGTTCAGCTGTGGGACGAGTATCGCCGGTGGGTTACGGCTTGGACGATGCAGGCACAGACAGACCACGACGATCGTCGAGTCGTCGCTTGGATGAAGGCGACCGGACGAGGAGCTTGGATTCCAATTCCGAATGTAGTTACGCATACCGGCGTTAAGAGCCTGCTTGGTCACTCTAGGACTAACGGCAGGGCGTCGCAGAACCTTACGGGGGAGACCGTCGCTGACTATGCAGTCGACGACGGTGCGAAATCTCCGTGGCTAGCGACGACGCCGACGGCGGATATTATCAAGAACGTCGACCCGGACAAGGTCAAGGCTTGGCGCCAAGCGGTTCTCTCGCAGGGAGAGATTCGCCTGTGATATTCGTGCCGTGCGACTACGCTGACATCGAGCCGTACAAAGCCGAGGGTAAGGCGAACGGCGGCAACGCTTGGTTGCAACAGGACTGGGCTAAAACGAGACCCGCCAAGACTCCAATCGAGTGGCATAAATTGCTAGTCAACGGGGAGTTTGCAGGGTGCGTTGGGTTGCTTCCTAAAGGACGCAACAAAGCAGCGGTTCGTGGCTGGTTCGTCCGGGAGCAATTTAGAGGTCAAGGTCTCGGGATCGCCCTGTTGCATTATGTTTCTGAGGAAGCGAAAGAACGGGGCTTCACTCGCCTGCAAATGATTACACGTCAGATGCGAATAGCTAAATACATGGGTGGCTGGCGACTTGTCCGCCACTTCAAATTAGAGGGTGCGGAATTCGAGAGGGATCTAGTAAATGGCTAAACGACAAAAGGGTCAGGCAAAAGTCGAGACGATTGCGCTTGAAAAGCTCAATGTGACATACGTCGATATGGGCGACGTAAAACCCAACCCGTACAACCCGAACCGACAATCGGATCACGAATTTGGAATGCTTAAAGCGTCGATCGAAACCGACGGATTTACGCAGCCGGTTATCGTCCAATCGCCCGAGGCTGATTTCCTGCCCGGTCACATCGTTGACGGGGAGCACAGGTGGCGAGCCGCTGCCGATGCAGGGCTTACGCAGATCCCTGTCGTGTACGTGAAATTTACTGAGGAACAGATGAAGATCTCGACCATTAGACACAACACGGCACGGGGGTCTCACGATGTTGAATTGGAAGCGGAAGTTCTGCGAGATCTTGAAAAGCTGGGCGCTCTTGATTTCGCTCAGGATGCACTCGGGTTAGACGACGTTGAAATACAGCGGCTGATCGAGGACATTCAAGCACCGGAAGGTCTAGCAGGCGAGGATTTCGCCGAGTCGTGGGATGTCGGGATCGATGCCAGTACAGGGGCGCAGGGCGGCGATGAGAGCCAGTCCAACAACGCTCGGGTAGTTTCGGGGACTCCGGAGGCTGTAGCGGCTATGCGGGCGGCTGAGAAAGCAGCCAAAGCCGCTAATACCGAGGAAGAACGGCAGGCGGTTATCAAGGATCTAAAGGTCTTCCGCCTCATGCTGTCGTTCCCATTTGATAAAAAGGCAATGATCGAGTCGGTGCTAGGCGACGAGCCTGCAGTAAAAATTTTAGAGCTTATAGAGGCAGCAAATGCGCAACCTGATAATAGTTGACAGGGTCGAGCTTCATGGTAAATAACGAGCGGTGTTTAACGATCATGTTCGCCGTGGCGATTGTCTTCGCTATCCTAATTGCGGGGGCAGTCGTCTTTAACGAGCTTATAAAATGGATGCACGTATGACGCAGCAGCTACGACGCCCCGATCGGTGGGAGCGGATGCCTGACGAGGGCGCAAAACCGTGGGCGGCGTTCCTAATCTACCGAAACATGGGCGTAGACCGCTCGATTGATAAAGCGTACTGCTTGGCGATGGGGAGAGAACCGGGCAGCAGTCGAGCCTCGGGTCGCTGGAATCTGTGGAATTCGCAATGGGCGTGGCGTGCCCGTGCCGAGGCTTTCGACGCTCACCTAGAGAAGGAAGCCGTGCGGGGCTTGGCGCACACCGCCACAGAAAACAAGCGCACACGGATCCGGAACATTACGAACGTGCAGAACTCAGCGATGCTGATTCTCCACAAGGCGGATCTCGCTAACCTCGATTCGACCGAAGCCCGAAAGCTGTTGCCACTAGCTCTCCGTGCGTTAGACGAGACGGCGGAAAGTCTGCGAGAAGAATTCGGTGTGGCTGCACGACCGACAACGTCGAGGGAGCTACACGTCACGGGCGAGCTTGCCAACGGCGTCGTCTCTGTGGAAGACTTCGACGACGACGAGATATTGACACGACTAGCAGCGAGGGAGCAGGGCTACGGTGACGACGTTGAAGGAGAGGTCAACGGGGCAGGGGTCTTCGTCCCCACCCGAGGAGCTATTAGCGAGCACTCAACAGGGTCGCCGCAAGGCTCGTAGATCTCTAACAGGATTCGGTGAGCATGTGTATCCGGGCTACATCAGCAGCCGGTACACGAGGTTGCTCGCCGCTACCCTCGACAAAGTCGTTACGGGCAAGATTAAGCGGCTAATCGTAGAGATCCCGCCACGGCACTCAAAGTCGGTGCACGTCTCTGAATTGCTGCCAGCGTTCGCCCTCGGGCACGACCCCGACAAGCGGGTCATTCTGTCGTCGTACGCCTCGGGGCTGGCGTCGACGTTTTCACGCCGGGTGCGTAACACGATCGACGACTCGAAATATGGCAAGCTTTTCCCGTCGACCCGGCTCGCTCCGGACTCGAAAGCAGCAGCCTCGTGGGACATCAGCGGGCGTGCAGGCGGTCTAATCGCTGCGGGTGTCGGTTCGGGTATTACGGGGCACGGTGCGGATCTCCTCATAATCGACGACCCGGTTAAGGATCGGAAGGAAGCCGAGTCTGACACGAGACGAGAGGACGTGTGGAATTGGTACACGTCGACGGCTCGAACTCGACTGCACCCGGGCGGGGCTGTAATCGTCTGTCAGACACGTTGGCATCACGACGACCTCGCAGGGCGACTCATCGACGGGCAGGACGAAGACGACCCCGACGCCGACGAGTGGGTCGTCCTAAAGTTCCCTGCAATCGCTACAGAGGACGACGACCTCGGGCGCAAGCCCGGCGAAGCTCTGTGGCCAGAGCGATACCCGATCGAGGAATTGCTGCGCATCAAGCGGGACGTTGGAACTCGGGACTGGATCGCCTTGTACCAGCAGGAGCCGAGCGACGAGGAAGGTGCGATCTTCCCGATTAAGGCGTGGCAGTATTACAGCCCTCGCACGTTCGACTTCAACAGTCGATTCCGCACTTTTCAACTTTGGGACACGGCGTTCAAAGAGAAGCAGCAGAACGACCCGTCCGCCTGCGCTACATGGACTCGATCGCCCGGCGGCATTCTTTATTTGCGTGACGTGCTAGCGGTGCGCCTGCCATACCCGGCGTTGAAAAAGCTAATCAAGGCTCAGTACGACAAATGGAATCCGGATACGGTCTACATCGAGGACAAGGCGTCTGGGATCTCGTTGCTGCAGGATATGCGGTCGCTCGGGATCCCGCTAAGAGAATATCAGCCCGACGGCGACAAGGTCGTCCGGGCGCACGCTGTGACGCCGTTCATCGAATCAGGTAGGATGTTGTTACCGGACGAGCATGAAATGCTTTCCGACTTCCTGCAGGAGCACGCTAAGTTCCCGGCAGGGGCACACGACGATATGGTCGACACGACGACAATGGCGGGGATAATCCTCGCCCGCCGTGAAGGCACAAGCGAAAGCTCACTCGAAATAGTTGGGAAGAAATCTAGATGGTAGACACGACCCGGGCAGAAGTTGAACAGCGCACACGGGACACGGCACGAGATCCCGAGAAGTCGGCGCCACCGGATCCTGCGATCGCCGGGAAGGTCATTGGAGACGCCGGTCTATCGATCTGGGCAGGCTACCTCGGCGAAGAATATCTCTCTGATTTAAAGCCGTGGAGCAACGAGGTTCGATACATCCTCGAAGCGATCGACGAGGTTACGATCGGCACGGTTCTCGACGCTGTCAAGATGCCGATGATCCGGGCTGAGATTACGGTCGAGCCTGCGAGCGACAGCATTCCCGACACAGCGGCGGCGGATTTCCTTGACGCAAACATCAGGCAGATGTACCGGCAGTCGTGTCGCAAGTGGATCACCGACACGATCGAGGCGGTCGAGTTCGGTTTTAGCATCGGCGAGATCGTTATGGAAAAGCGATCGGACGGGCGTTTGTGGATTCGCAACATTATGCCCCGAGGGCAGGAGACGCTCCGACGTTGGGCGTCCGAGAATCCCGAGCACCCTGACGAGTTTTCACATTTTATACAAGGCATGTGGCGAGGCGGTGCGCCTCGTCGAGAGGTTGCTATCCCGCTCAACAAATGCGTGCACGTTACGTGGCGAGGTCGGAAGGGCAACCCGCAAGGTAAGGGGCTGCTCCGGTCGCTTTATACGCCGTACAAGTTCCTTAAAAACTTTCGTGTAATCG